GTTAGTAGCAATACCACGGGCACTGCTAATTCAATAACATTCCGAGTAACTTGGATAGACAACTACACAGATCCCCCAGTAGGCGGCGGGTTTACTCCGGGAGATTTTCCCCCTGGCGATTTAGTAGATGGCACTCTTACGCTAACAGTTGATCAGGTGCGTCCGTCTGGATTTTTACAACCCAGCGGCACCTTTACCATTATCTCACCAAATTCTTCAGTGGTCAGCGCAATCAGCGGTTCATAATTTTTAATCTTCTGTAAAACATCACATAAATAATGTGCGTGTTTTATAGGAGATACCATGGACGAACGTCTAAAAGCTGCTCTTGATTTTTCTAATTATAGACAAACCCTAGCAATCCAGCGAAAAACCCTTAGAGAACGAATTGAAAGCAAGTTAACCTACGGATGTAACGGTGGAATATTTAAAATAGATAGATCTCTGTTAGTATTTGTACAGATGCTAATTGATCAAGGTAGAACTGAAAACGTTCCAATGATAGACCAAAATGAAAATCCTGTTCTCATTCCCAATCTCAATGAGTTTAGAGATGAAATATTGGATAGATATTTTACATCTACATACGAGTATCACGACGAATATCAAAAAATCAAAGCCAGTAGAACTGTAGAGAAATTATTAAGTTTATGACCAAAGGAATATTGATTTTTGCTCATAATGGTCCAGAAGTAGACTATGGTACAATGAGCATTATTGCTGGAGGTCTAGCAAAAAAACATCTAGGACTACCAGTGAGTTTGATCACTGATCAGTGGACCATTGCTTGGCTCAAAGAATCTAACATGTACGACACGGCAGAATCAATTTTTGATAAAATTATTGAAATTGAAAAACCAAGAACAAAAAACACAAGAAAACTTCATGATGGATTTTATAGTCAAACTATTCCTTTTGTAAACTCGAATAGATTTTCAGTTTGGGATCTTAGCCCCTACGATCAAACTCTATTAATTGACAGCGATTATTTGATCTTTTCTAACAAACTAAATGAGTATTGGAACGCAGACAGCAGTGTGATGTTAGGACATTCTATGAATGATATCACAGGTGATCGGAGCGGAATATTAGATCAACGGGTCAGTGAAACTGGTATACATATGTTTTGGGCTACTACAGTTATGTTCACTAAAAATCAAGAAAGCAGATTCTTTTTTCAACTAGTAGATTATATTAAAGACAACTATAGATACTACGCTGATCTATATAGATTTGATTCACGACAATATAGAAATGACATAGCATTCAGTGTTGCCAAACATATTATGAATGGCTTTGAAACAGAATTTGTTTACACACTACCTCCTATTCTAACAGTTTTTGACAAAGATATACTACATGATGTGAATGGAGATCAATTGACATTCCTAATTGAAAAACCACTCAATTGCGGAGATTTTTGGGCTGCAACTACACAAGGATCTGATGTTCACATTATGAACAAACAAAGTATCATTAGAAATAAAGAAAAATTGTTGGAGTTAATATGAACTTTGGTTATTTAATTGTGGTAGCTTCAAATAACGATATAGATTATCTTAAACTAGCCTATGCCCTTGCACTGAGTATTAAAAATACGCAGAAACCGGGGTACGATAAAGTTGCTTTAGTAATTGACAATCCCCAGCTAGTTGACAATTTAAAAAGTCCCTGGGTTTTTGATCATGTGATTGGGTGGAACAAAGAAACACACTGGGATGGTCGCAGTTGGATGGACCAACTGAGTCCTTTTGAAAATACTGTATGCCTTGATGCGGATATGCTGTTCCTTAGAGACTATAGCCATTGGATTGATTACTTCATTGAAAATTGCGAATTGTATATTCCCTCAAAGGCATTTACCTACAGAGGTGAAACAATTACAAATGATTTTTATAGAAAAACATTTACAAAGAACAGTCTTCCTAATTTATATTCTATGTTTACTTTTTTTAAACAGGAATCCGAACTTGCAACAGAATTTTTTAATTTAGGTAGATATATTATAAAAAATCCCGTGGAATTTAGCAATTTATATCTTGCTAAACATAAACCAAAAGTTGTCGGAACAGATGAAGCATTTGCTCTAAGTGCAAAGATTTTAGACATAAGTGATATTATAAGTTATGATTTAGAATTTCCTAAAGTAGTTCATATGAAACCTATGATTCAAAATTGGGCTTGGACTGCTGATAAGGTCACTGAACATGCGGGATTTTATTTTAACACACAGGGAAATTTAAAAATTGGAAATTATCAACAGAATAGCATTGTGCATTATGTTGAAAAAGATCTAGTTAATGACGAAATAGTCAGTATGTTAGAGGAGATTGCATGGAACAAGAACTAATGGACTTTGACGAGTGGATCAAACTGCCAGTTAATCAAACCATCGAGTATTATGCAACATTCAAAGATGACGGCGCTTTGATCGGAGTGTATCCTTCTCATGCTGTAGCAGACATACCAAATAAAATAAAAATTGATGACGAGGTTGCTACGTTAATCACTACCGGAGCGGAGAATTTATTTTCTTATAAGGTTGACATACCAACTAAGAAACTAGTTAAATTAAACAAATTTTCCACGCATAGTCTAATAAAAATTGATGACATCTTACATAGAGTAATAGATAAGAAGTGGTCGAATGTACAAGACCCTGATATTATCATTTTACACAATGCAAAAAACAATACATTAACATTTTCAATGAGCGACAAGTATTCAAATGATATTGTATGGGATGGCGCAACAGAAATGATTTTTTTAGTAACCGATTACAACGATCCTAATGTCCTTATTCATATGTTAAGTATTAGGGCAGGTGATATTACAGAAAATACAAAGTCATTTGCATTAGATTTGCCAACTAGATTTAGTGTTTACACACGACGAATTTTTGACAAATACATATTTGAAACAACATGAAAACAATAGAACTTGACATTGTATTTTTAAGTTATGACGAGCCTAATGCAGATAAGCATTATGCTAATTTGTGCAATAAACTACCGTGGGCTAAACGTGTACACGGTGTAAAAGGTAGTGATGCCGCACACAAAGCCGCAGCAGCTAAAAGTGATACCGAATGGGTCATAACTGTTGATGCTGACAATATAGTCAATCCTAAATTTTTTAATCTAGATATTGATACAAGCAATCCTAAGATACAGGTATATAGTTGGTTAGGAAAGAACAACCTTAATGGACTCCTTTACGGCAATGGCGGATTAAAAATCTGGAAACGAGATTTTATCCTCAACATGAAAACACATGAAGCTAGCGACAGCGATCGTGCGCAGGTTGATTTTTGTTGGGAAGATGGATACAGACAGTTTAAAGAGTGTTATAGTGAAACTGATATCACAGGAAGCCCATTCCAAGCATGGCGAGCCGGCTTCCGTGAAGGTGTAAAAATGACCTTGCTCGACGGAGTTAAAGTTCCTCCACAGGAAATCGGTGAGCGTATTTGGTGGCATAACTTACACAGATTGCGCATGTGGAGCACCGTTGGGGCCCACGAAGAACACGGCCTATATGCAGTCTATGGTGCTAGGTTAGGCACCTGGTTAGCAAACTGCACAGATTGGAACTATGTAGAAGTTAGAGATTTTGAAATCCTTACAGGTATATGGAATCAGTATGGCCGACCCTTTGAAGAAGCAGGGGGCATAGGCCTAGTAGAAGAAATTAAATCACTAGGTGAAAAAATTAAATTAGAATTGGGATTCGATTATCCCTATCTAGACAGTCAGCAAAGCAAGTATACTCTAGATTTATACGAAGAAACTATTAAATTAACAAATACATATATGAGGACTACTGATGGTCTATGATATTTTTTATGTAAGCAAAAGTATTATTAATGAACAAGATTGGAAACAATTTTGTTCTAGATTTCCGTCTGCTCAAAAAATTGACAATGTGACATCGTTTGATGACATTAAAAAGAAAGTATTTACAAAGTTCTTTTGGGTCGTATGGGATGATTTAACTTTAATAGATTTGTCTATATTTGATTTTAAAGTATCTAAATTTGAGGAAGAATTTATTCATGTCTTTAAGAATAGGTGCAATGGTATTGAAAGTTATTTTGGCGGAGTTGTATTATTTCCTAAAAATTGTACTGTAAGTTCAAAAGAATTTCAACATAGATTTTTTCTAAATAAAAAAGAACATGACCTTGTTGCTAGCGAATATCTCTATCCAGTATTAAAATTAACCACCTACACAGCATACGTTGAATTTGCAGAGTCGAATCCACACCCGTTATTTTGGGGAGTCTGGTCCGATATTGAAATTGTAAATAATGATATTTTTAATCTATATTTTGACCCTAACAACGGAGAGTATGACTATGATAGAAGTGAAAATCACATGTACAAAAATTCATGTAACGGAGTTGAGTCGTATCTAAGTGGAGTTGTACTATTTTCAACAAACAAAATAATAAGCGAGAGAGAATTTAATATTAGATTTTTAGTAGATAAAAAAGAACAAGATTTAGTAGTCAGCAAGTATAGATATCCACGATACGTTATAAACAATTATCAAGAATATACAGATATTTTAAAAAATGAAACTCACAGAATGTTTTGGTGTATTTGGCCAGATGTAGATGTAATCAATTCCGAAATTTTTGATTTTTACTTTGATCCAAATGATGGAAAGTATGATTATGACAGATCAATAAACCACATGTTTAAAAATAGAGTTGGCAGTGATGAATTTTTTGTAAGCGGAATAGCACTATGTTCTATAGATAAGCCAGTATCTAAGAAAGAAATTGAACACAGATTTTTTATAGATAAAAAAGAACACGATCTAGTGATTAGTAAATCTAAACCCTATGACAAATTTGTTATCGAAACATTTAAGGATTACGAGTATGCTTTATTAAATTCTAAAACGGATCTGTTTTGGTTTGTTCCTGCTGAAGTAGAGCCTTTATCAGATTTTAAATTTGATTTACAATTTCCCTATCAAAATAATTATGAACGCAGCATAAATCATGTGTTTAAAAACAAAGACGTTGAAGAAGTAAAATACAATGGTATTATGTTGTTATCTAAGCAAGTACCTATTTCTGCTAGAGAAGTAGAATATAGATATTTGATTGAAAAGAAAGAATATGATATAGTAGCTAGTAAATTAAAATTATACGACATTGTGTTTATATCGTATAACGAGCCTAATGCAGACGAAAACTTTTCTAAGTTAATTGAAAGGTTCCCTAAAGCTAAACGAGTCCACGGAGTTAAGGGCATTCATCAAGCACACATTGCTGCTGCTAAATTAGCAACTACTCCTATGTTCTGGGTCGTAGACGGTGATGCTGTTATCGAAGAAAATTTTAAGTTTAATTTACTATTACCAAAACACGATACTGACATTGTACATGTATGGCTCAGTAGAAATCCTGTTAATGATCTTAAATACGGATATGGTGGTGTTAAATTATTACCGAAGTACGCAACTGAAAATATGAATATTAAACAAATTGATATGACGATGTCAATTAGCGACAAATTTAAAGTGGTGCAAGAAGTTAGTAATATCACAGCATTTAACACAGACCCATTTAACACATGGAAGTCTGCATTTAGAGAATGTGTCAAATTAGCAAGTAGGCCAATTGATCCTAGATATCAAGAAGAAACTGAAGATAGATTAAACGCTTGGTGTATTCTTGGCAGTGATAGACCCTACGGAGACTACTCACTATCCGGAGCAATAGCAGGACGTCAGTTTGGTATTGATAATATTGCTAAACCAGAAGAATTGATAAAAATTAATGATTTCGAATGGCTTCAAGAACAATTTCAAAATCCGTCACCTCTAGCCTAACGTCTATTAATAAAAACAATGCACATTTACGATACACAATCTTCAAGGATTACCTTATCAACTATAGGCTCGTTGAATCCATTAGTAGCACTCACTAAAGCAAGGCTAAACAATCACAATGATGCATTCGTTCCATCGGACGGAATGTCTTTTGAAACTACTGAATTATTTCATTGCCCTGAAATTAATTCTAAGATTGATCCTTGGAAATACCGTATTAATCAATATGGCTATAGGGGTGCTGATTGGGACTTTAAGAAGTCTCCTGCTGTTTTTGGATGTAGCACAACATTTGGCATTGGAGTTTCCGTGCCCGCGGCAGAAATACTGCAAGGAAAATATAATGATAGAGTAATTCCTAATTTAGGAGTACCGTCTGGATCAGTAGTCAACATAATCAAATTATTTGCGGCATTTGCACATCTTCATCCTATGAGTCATGCATTTATTACCTTGCCGAGTATGGATCGATTTTTCTATGTGTCTCTCGAAAACTGGGGCGCCAATATTGGTAATTTATTCTCGACACATCCATATCTTTTAGTCAAAGAAAAAACTAAAGATCATTTTTTTAAAATATGGCTGAACGGTCCAAGCGAGTCGTATGCCCTAGACTATATTGATTGGGCGCAGCAAATAGCAGCAGCATATGATATTAAATTATTTTGGACTACATGGGATAGCAAGCAAACCGCACCACTTTTAAAACACGCAGTGGGAGACAAATTTTTTAAATATTCAACTATTAATAGTGATGACTCTAGAGACAAAGCACATCCCGGAATTCGTAGTCAGCAAGAGCTAGCTGATATCTATTGGAATATTATTCAACAATCACAATAGTCTTACTGCACCTACTCGACCGAGACTAAGTATTTGTTCAATGTTGGCAGGCGTATAGATACCTGTAAGTTTGCCAAGTAGTGGTTGTCCTATAGCACAATTATATGGTTTAGTCATGTCAACATATTGCGTTAGATTAGAATCTTCGATCCATTTACACATACTCAAAAAATTGTTATTTTTAGAATAATTATGCGCATCGCTCTTAAATATTAAATTAACTTCACTGCTAATTGTTTTCTGAGGCCTTACCATCCCAGTTCTTACTAGATCAACATCGTTGTCTCTATAACACATCCAAATATTTTTTCCTATTGTATGGTAACCTAACGTCATGTCGCCAAACTTTTTAGGTACAATCCAATGCTGGTACCAATCCTCATCTTCTATATCAATTACTCTAGGAGTTAACGTAGAATAATACCATTCTAAGTGAAACCCGCATGACATTGGTCCATCTTGTAGAATTGCCTCAATTCTATGTATAATAAGATTTAATTCAGTTAGGGGAGTATAGTCTGT